CAATTATTGACTGAAAATGGAAGTTGTGTCGGTTACGCTTGTGACCTCCGTCACTCTTTGAATAATTGTATGATTTTGAAGACCCGGGCCAGAGTAAGTTTCTGTGAACTGAAACGCTGATCCTGGTGTCGTTTGTGTAAATTGAGGTTTGCTTGTTACACCTGTCCATGATGATGTCACTCCATCTATAGTTATATTAGTTGCTCCTGTCCCTGGAGATAAGTTTCCACTTGCACTGACACCAGAACCAGTAGCAGAGTACTGATATCCTGTGCTGTAGTCCATTGAGTTTATTGTCTCAGTTACTGTTTGCGTCGTTTCTGTATGACTGCTCATACTTCCCTGAGTGAAGTTCGGCACCACTGGGACTGCTAGTGCTTGTCCAGGCAACAAAACAATGCTGGCAACAATTGCAGAAAGAGGTGCCGCGACAATTTGAGCAACGGCATCCTTTTGGATTTGGAAAACCATAATTTAAATTCCTCATCAATCGATGACTGTAATCTCACTAATAAATTGGCCTGTTGCAGATGTACCAGCACCACCACCAGTTACCGTGAGAAGACCTGCTGAAGTTACAGTACCGGCAAGAGTTCCTAAAGTACCTGCAGTAGAAGAAGTCATAGTACTAAAATTAGAAACATTTCCTACGGTTGGAGCAGAAGTAGGAACTGCATCGGCCTGTGTATAAGACTGACTGAAAGAAAATGCCGAACCTGCTGTATCTTGAGTAGCAGCAATTGTTCCAGGAGCATATACTCCACTGGTAATTGTTCCTGCAGACACTGTTCCGGCAGTTGTACCATCCGTAGTATCAATATTACTACCTGAAATACTGAAAGTACTACCAACTCTAGTTGCTGTAGTCTGTGCTGCATTGACGGTTAGTTGAACACTAGAAGCATGTTTTGAAACAAGTCCTCCAGCATTTGCTGCACTTGCGGTCATTATTAATATCCCGAAAGCAAATAATGCTCTTTTCATTTTTTCCAAGCATACTTTTTATTATTTAGTTCATCCGAATTTATACTTATAAATAATGTTAAATAAATTTGACTTGAAATGAACGAGCAGCAAAATCACCTTTCGCAATTAATCGAACAAAGAGTAACACTGTCTCAACAGTTAGAAGGAATCCAAACACAAACTACAAGAACCAGAGATTTGATGCTAAAGACTCAAGGTGCTATTGAGTATTTGGAAGCAGTCGGAGTCAAGTTACCTGAACCAGAAGTCACCGAAGAAGCAGAAACGGAAGTCATAGAAGAGGGTTGACGCACAGACCAGAAGGCATTATAATAAGTGAGTTGAGAGGCAAAACACAGGTAAGAGCATCGACAAACAGATGACGCCTCTTAACTTTTTTCATGGGCAAGTAGCTCAGCTGGATAGAGCCACGCACTTCTAATGCGTTGGTCGGGGGTTCAAATCCCTCCTTGCCTGCCTGATCCCCTGTAGCTCAGCGGTAGAGTCGGTGACTGTTAATCACTTTGTCGCAAGTTCGAATCTTGCCGGGGGAGTTGACAAGAATCAAATCTTGTCTTATACTATCTCTTGTGTGAAGGAAGTGTGGTGTGAGAGCAATCTCTCACTTGCGGAATTAGTTTAGAGGCAAAACTAAAGGTTTCCAACCTTTCGTCACCAGTTCGATTCTGGTATTCCGCTTTCGGGTTATCCGAATATCCGAAAAACAAAATGAGTATAAATACTCCGTTACTGTAAGTAACGATTTACAACAGAACCAGTCGAGGTTCTTAACATCTGCGGGTAACCATTCCGCAAGTAAAAAAAACGAGGAAAACAAATGTTCAAAACGACTATCGCCGCAGCTGCCGCTGCAATTGCTCTTGCCCCTGCTGCTGCCCTAGCCGGTCCCTACGTCAACGTGGAAGCTAACTCCGGTTGGACGGGATCTGATTATTCTGGAACTGCCACAGACCTGCACGTAGGTTATGAAGGTGAACTGAGTGAAAATGCTTCCTACTACGTTCAAGGAGGAGCTAGTGTAGTCTCCCCTGATGGTGCTGAAAGTGACACTGTTCCTTCTGGTAAGGCAGGTCTCGGTCTTGCATTGACTGACGCACTTGGTGCATATGGAGAAGTTAGTTTCGTCGGTTCCGGTGATTCTAACATCGACCGTGGTTATGGAACCAAGTTGGGTCTGAAGTACAACTTCTGATACTGTAGACACATAGACATCTAGATGTTATACTGGGGGTGCGACGGCATCCCTTTTTTTTATGAAAAAATATTTTATAAACTTCATAACGAATCCTGGAGTAATGACCTCTCTACTGATGTGGGGAGTGATAGCATTCATAGGGGTGGTCCACAACGATGCTCACCTTAGAATGACCAAAGATGCAGATGCTTATGTGAGACAGTGGTGTAGATCATCGGCAGAAAACAAAAAGACTTGTATCAGATATGGTGGAGACATGGATTACTAATGAAAAAGAAAATCAAAAAGTCGGAACAAAAAATTGCAGATTGTGATAACATCTATGATATGATTGAGATACTACAGAGTCGTATTGAAGAAATAGAAAATGAACATAGACAATTGATTCGTAAGATGGGAGAACTAAATAGTCGCGTAGACGACTTTTCTACAAATGAAAATTAATCTTTGGTACTCTAAGAGTATGAGTCAATGGAGATGGACTCTCTGTGAAGAATTTAAGAATGGTATTACGAAAGTAGAACAATATGCCGGACAACGTGAGGAACTGCGAGATGCAATGAATGATGTTGCCAATACGGTAGAGTTTATGTTAGATGATAAATAACTGAAAACTGAAGACGTATAAAGAATTATACAATGGAAAATATAAAGATTAGGTGTCGTTCCTGTGGAAAGGAATTGGAAGGACATCCAAGTAAAACAGTTTGTTGTGGTTGTCCGAATATGACAACCATTCGTGGTGATAAGATTTCAGCAGTTGACTTATCAAATGTCGTTATGTTAAACTCTTATCATCCTAAAAATAAAAAGGAAGTTCTTTCATCAGAAGATATCTTATGGCAGGAACAAAGAAAGCAACGCAAAGTTCGTAAAATGAATTTTGAGGTTAGATAATATTAGGAAATCAAGATAAGTTGACGAATACTAATTGGTAACTATTATAGCTAATATGTATTTCAATCTAAAAACCATGGACGAGCACACCTATAATAACTGGGTGAAAGTCAAAGAGACTTTTGAGTCATCTGGAAATACTGAAAACTTTTTCTATCAGAGAGCATGTGCAATTGTTGGCGGAGCACCAGATCCTATTGATAAAATGATAAAACAAGATAATGCTGCATCGGATGGATGAAATAAAACCAGAAAATTATGTCACTCAAAAAGAGTGTCAGGAGATGATTGACGATGCTATTCGGAGACACAATAGAAACGCAGGTATTATCAGCATGTGTGTTGGGTGGGTTGTCTTATGCTTATTTGCTGAGGGCCTTCTCAGATTGATTGGTGTTATTCCACCACTATTACCATGGTTACAAATTAAATTATAGGAGAATTTTATGAAAGTTGGAATGATTGGTTTGGGTCGTACTGGTGAAGGTATGTCCCGTCGTATGATTGAAAAGGGAATTGAAGTTTGGGGTTACAGTAGTACTAACTATGAGAATGCCTGTGGACAGTATGAAGCAGGATACATTAGTGGATGTGTAACCTCAATAGAGTATCTTGTTCAGGCAGTCAAATCTGATAGTCTTAGATATACTAGTGCCGGAAAAGTTCCTGGCATCTTTCAAATCACACTCCCAGAAGTAAAGGTAGAAGACACACTTGATGAGTTACTACCATTACTTGAGGAGGGTGATATCATTATTGATCATAGTAATACTGACATAACAAAATGTCAGGAACTGGAGAAGTACTGCTCTAAGTTGGGTATATCTTATATCTTCTCTGGAGTATATGGAGCACCTTATGCTATCAACGCTTGTTCTAAAATTTTCCAATCTCTATCACCGGGCAATATTACATGACTTTATCTGATGTCTTACTTTTCGGATCACTACCCTTTCTATGTGCCACCATCTATTTCGGGCACAGAAGAGGTGAAAATGTCTACTATGAAAGTGACAAATATGACGGAAATGGAACAGCGCATTAAGATGAGGTATGCTTTTGCCATGTCTTCATTTGGTAGAATATTTACACCGAATAATATTGTATGTGAGATGAGAGCACTTTGTAGAGAGTGGTCTGAAAATATTGATGAGATTCCACCTGCTAAAGACTTGTATCAAGTTGATCGTTATTTTCTAGAACTTTGGAAAACGAGGGAGATTACTTATGGGTAACATAGCACTCAAGGCAGCACACTTTGCCTCTGCAACACTCAATAATCCGTGGGGTGTTGGTAGTTTAAGTTTTATATTAGTCTTTGTTCCTGTCATAGGAATGTGGGCAGTCCACAAATACAACTGGCAGCACTGGGAACCATTTGACAAGAAGCACAGTTAAAGTTATAATTAGTTAGTCCAGCAATGGACTGCGGTAATCCCCTTGGTAGTTCAGGATTAGCGGCGATAGGAACTACCATTCCGGATTTAGAGCAGTTTGGTAGCGCATTTCTTTTGGGAAGAAGGGGTCGGGGGTTCGAATCCCTCAATCCGGACTATAATAAATATATAAAAAAGTAATAATACAGTGCTCAAGAAACCCTCAGAACTATATCCAAGAAATGGGGTTGATTCGTCATCCGTAAAAACTCCTTTACAAGATTCGGTACAATTAAAATCTTTCAAGGATAATATTCAAAAGATAAATTCTTTATCAGATT